ACGAACCGGGTCGGACGGGTCAGCTCCATCGACTATGAGAGCGGGACCTATGAGGTGACGTATGCGGACCAGGGCCGGAGGGTCACGGCCCGCATCAACGCCATGAGCAACGGCGAATACAAAATGCCGAGGGTGGGCCAGATCGTGAGCGTGACGCACACGAGCAACGGCACGGCGGCGGCCACCACCAGCGGCACCGTATGGAACCGGAGCAACCGCCCAGCGGAGGGCTTTGCCGGGCTTTACCGCAAGGAATACGGTGAGAAGGCCGGGCAGGCTTTTGAGCGCTACGACGCCAACACCGGCATCTACACCCAGTACACCGACGTGCGGACCGGGCGCAACTGCAACGGCGACATCTTCGACGAGGCCAAGGGAACCATCAGCCTGATCGCGGAGAAGTTGGTGCAGATCACGAGCAAGATCAAAAGCGTGAGCATCCACGGCAAGGAAGGCGTGGGCATCGGCGCGGAGAAAAGCGTGACCATCGACGCCGGGGAGAACATCAATCTGGAAGCCGAGGGCGACCTGGACGAGGGTGCAGGCGGCGACCGGGCATTGACCGTGGGCGGAAAGAACACCGAGCTATACAAGGGCGAGGTGGAGCGGGAGTTTCAGGGAGGCATCCGCGACACCGTGACCGGCGAGGTGACGCTGACGATCAACGGTGTGACCATCACCATCAGCGAGGGCGGCGATGTCTCCATCCAGACCGCCGGGAAAATCAGCATGAAGGCACAGCAAATCGACCTGCAGGGCGGGTCCTCCCTGGTGCTGTAAAAAACGAACAGCGAGGAGGAACGGAAAATGGTGGGCAGCTATATGGGCCGGGTGTTCACGGTGAGCAGCCAGAGGATATTGACGCCGAGCAATCTGAAAGGCAGCGCCGGAAGCGACTGGGCAAACCATGAGATCATCGGTAAAAAGGCGCGGAGCCAGTGGGTAGGCCCGAAGCTGAAAAGCTACACCATGGACCTCCTTCTGCGCTCGCAGGACGGCGTAAGCCCCCGGTCCACGCTGGACTACTTCCAGCGGGCGGCGGAAAGCCAGATGGTCGATTGGTTCATCATCGGCGGGCGACCGATCTCTGACAACCCCTTCAAGCTGGTGAGCGTCAGCGACGAGTGGGACACGGTGCTCAACGGCGGCGCGCTGATCGAGTGCCGGGTGAGCCTGAACATCGAGGAATACACATAAGGGAGGGCAAGCCGTGATCTACATTGAGGATACCATCGTCGAGATCGAGGCCGGGAGCGTGGACGACCAGACGGCACAGGAAGTCTACCGAAATCTACAGGTGCTCTACGGAACGGAGACGGGGGAACAGGCCCTCGACCGCGAGTTCGGCATCGACATCAACATTCTGGACAACCCGCAGGAGGCGGCGAAGGCGCTGCTGACGGCGGAGTTCGTGCGGAAAACAAAACAGTATGAGCCACGGGTCCGGGTCATGCGTGTGGAATGGACCCAAAATCATGCCAGGGACGGCGGCATCGTCCCGAAGGTGGTGGTGAGCTTTGTCTAATATCAAAGAACTGGCAAACGTGCCGGAGATCAGCTTCATCGAAAACATGAGCCTGCAGGAGACGGAGGAGCTTGTGCGGGCAAACTACACGCGCATCTTCAAGGAGCTTACCGGGCAGGACGCGGAGCTGGGCGAGGCGGACGCGAAGAACCTGATCATCAAGTCGTTCAGCCTTGTGCTCTACCAGGTGATGCAGTATGTGGAGGCCAAGGGCCGGGCGGAGCTTTTGAAGACCTCGACCGGCGACGCGCTGGACGCACTGGCGGCCCTGTTCGGCATTACGCGGAAGGAGGCCAGGAGGGCCACGTGCATCGTGCGCTTCACGCTGTCCGGCCAGCGGAGCGAGCCGACGGCCATTCCGGCGGGCACACGGGTGAAGACCCAGGACGGGAAATACTTCAACACCGTGGACTACGCGGAAGTCACGGCGGGCGAGCTGACCGTGGACGTGGACGTGCAGGCGGAGGAGGCCGGAGCAGAGAGCAGCGGCATCGCCGCCGGAGAGATCGACACGCTGGTGGACCCCATCCCCTACGTTGCGAGCGTGGAGAGCATCGAGACGAGCACGGGCGGACTGGACATCGAGGACGACGACGGTCTGACGGAACGGGTGTGGCTGGCCCCCAGCAAATACTCCTGCGCCGGACCGCGAGACGCCTATGCCTACTATGTGAAGGAATGGCGGACGGACGTGGACGACGTGCAGATCGTCAGCCCGGAGCCGTGCGTGGTGCACGTTTATGTGGTGCTGGACGGCGGCGTGCTGCCCACGGAGACGGAGCGGGAGGAGCTGGCCGCCTACCTCAACGGCGACACCATCCGCCCGCTGACGGACATCGTGAGCTGCCCGGCGGCGGAGGAGGTCCCCTACGACATCAGCTTGACCTACTGGATCGCCAGCAACGACCAAAAGAGCGCGGGCACCATTCAGGCCCAGGTGGAGGCGGCGGTGGACGCCTACGAGAGCTGGCAGCGCAAGATGGGACGGGACATCAACCCGACCGAGCTTGTGTACCGGGTCCGCGCAGCGGGAGCCAAGCGCGTGAAGCTGGCGGCCCCGGCGGACATCGTGATCGAGAAAACGCAGCTCCCGAAGCGGAACACGCGCACCGTGACCTACGGAGGGCTTGAGGATGATTAAAAGTCTGCGTCAAGCCCGCATTACAGACGGCCTTCCGAGGGTGTTGGCGGGACAGGAATGGGTGATCGCCCTGTCCGAGGCCCTGGGGCTGGCCCTGAGGAAGACGCTGGACTACACCGACGAGAGCCAAATCTACACACGGCTGGACACTGCGCCGGAGACGGTGCTGGATGTACTGGCCGTGGACTGGAAGATCGACTGGTACGACACCGAACTGACGGTGGAGCAGAAGCGCCGCATCGTGAAGACGGCGCTGACGGTCCGGCGGCTGATGGGCACAGCGGCGGCGGTGAAGCTGCAGGTGCACGCCATCTACCCGGAGGCCACCGTGACGGAGTGGTTCCAGTACGACGGGAGGCCGGGCTGCTTCCGGGTGAGCCTGCCGCTGCCGAAGGAAGGCATCACGGCGGCGGAATACCGGCGGCTCAGGACCGGCATCCTGACCACGAAGAACGAGCGCAGCCACCTGGACATGATCGACATTCAGCATGAGTGCGAGGCCGTGGTGATCACGGGCGGGTGCTGCTCCATGAGCCAGATCATCGAGGTATGGCCGGAGCTTGTGAGCGAGCTGGAAGTGACCGGAGAGCGCTTGACTGGCGGCGCGGCCAGCATGAGCCAAACGGCGGAGGTCTGGCCGGAGCTGACGGAGGCGCTGGAAATCCTGACATACCGGCACACCGGCGGAGCCGCGAGCACCGCGCAGGCCGTGGAGGTATGGCCGGAGCTGGCGGCGGTGGTGGAGATCACCGTGACGCGGAACACCGGCGGCGCGGCGCACACGGACCAGGCGCTTGAGGTCTGGCCGGAGCTGACCGAGCAAATCGAAGCAACGACAGAGCTGGACCGGGGCGGCGGGACCGCTGCGAGCCAGGTCGTTGAAATATACCCGGAAGGGGGAGGATGAAATGGACACTGAAAACGTAGTTGTCACCAAACAGGACCGAAAGTACAAGACCCTCGTGACCGACATAGGCAAAGAGAAAATGACCAACGCTATTCTGAACGGCAAGAAGGTCAACGTCGTCATGGCGGCGGTGGGCGACGGCGGCGGAAGCTACTACCTGCCCACGGCGGATATGACCGCGCTGGTGCATGAGGTGTGGCGCGGGGCCATCGCCAGCAAAGAGATCAACAGCAAATCCTCTAACATGGTAGACGTGAAGTTCGTGCTGCCGGGGACCGTGGGAGGCTTCACCGCGCGTGAAGCTGCCCTGATCGACGACGAGGGCGACATGATCGCCGTGTGCAACCTGCCGGACACGGAGAAGGCAGCCATCGAGGACGGCATCGCCGCTGCGCTGACCATTCTCATGCACATCGTTATGACCAACAGCGACGCACTGACCTTTACGCTGGACCCGACCACCGACACGGCGAGCGCCGTGTGCGTGGCCTTTACCATCCCGCATGAGGCATGGCAGAGCGCGGGCGGCGCGGAGGACGACGAGGGCGGCGGCACCTACCCGTGCCGGGCTGATGTGGTGTGCGACGAGGCGACCGCCATGCACACGCCCATCGCAACGCTGGACAAGGCGTGCCTGGCGGCGGCCAAGGCGTGCGAGCTGTGCCCCACGGTGGAGACCGCGAGCGGCGTGCTGCGCTTTTGGGCGATGAAGGTGCCGGACGGCGAGCTGACCGGAAGCGTGCTGCTGGTCGGCCAGGGCGGCGGAGGCAAGAGCGGCGACGGGAGCTACACCCTACCGACGGCAACCCCCTTCCGCCTGGGCGGCGTGAAGGTGGGCGACGGCCTGACCGTGGACAACGAGGGCAAGCTGTCGGTCGATGCGGCCAACACTGAGG